GCCTGCTCGCCTGCCGTCATCGGGATCGGTCGCTCGTTCACGGCGTCCCACTTCCAGTAGAGCGGCGAGACGCCGGCAACCTGCGACATGTCCGGCCCCCACTTCCACGTCGGTTCCGGGTAGTCGGGCGTGTTGACGCTTTCCAAGTAGCGCAGGGTCGTTCGATGAATCACGTTCATGCTGTTACCTCTCCCACCATGCAAGCTCGAAGGCCCAGCTCGGAGCGGTCGTCGCGTTGGCGACGTTCCAGAGGTGCAGCAGCAGCGACGCGTTCTGTCCGCCGAGAACGACCGGGCCGACGTTCTTGACGATGCAGAGCGGGGCAGCTCCGTTGAGAGGCCCGGGGTCGCCGTCCCCACCAAACACGAACTTCACCTCGTCACCGACCGTCCAGCACGGCGCGGCCTGCACCTTCAGGTGGCCCTGGCTGACGTAGCGCGTGCCACCCCCCGCCGCCGCAGCGGTAACAGTCCCGGCGCGAAGCGTTGTCACCGCGCTGCTCGGGCCGAGCGATGTGTTCGCGTTGACGATTAGCGTGGTCAGGTCGGTGCCGCCGCTGCTGTATCGGTTCGCGCTGTCGATCGAGATAGCGAAGGCGCTGCTCGTCGATGAAGCGCCTGCGGCAGTGCAGTTCAGGCGGATGTAGTGCGGGATGACGCGCACGCTCGCCGATCCGTTCACCATCACGAGCGGCACCGCCGTCGCCGAGAACGCCGTCGTGATCGCCTGCGCGATGCCCGTCAGCGGCGTCGCGTTGCCGAGCGCGCGGAAGTAGGTGCCTTCCTCCGCCCATGCCAGAAGCTCGTTGCGGTTGTGGACTGCGCCATACTGATCGGTGCGAATCTGCTTCTGCGTGCCGTCCGATGCGATGCCCGGAAGAGAGGCCCGGTAGCCGATGCCGTGGATCTGCGCCATTACGTGCTCCTGCTCCAGATTAGTTGAACTGTCTCGTTCGGCGGCTGCTCGGTCGTGTCGCCAAACCCACGATCGAAGCACGCCACCACAACGTCGAAACTGCCGGCATCAACGCGAACGACGTTCGCCACGTAGACATGCCCTGCGTCTGCGCTGTCATCGGCGATGTCCGGACGCCGAATGGACGCGACGATCTTGTCAGTCGCACCCACCGCCGCATCCGTCACCGTCACGCGCCGAACCGTGTCACCATCCGTGAACGCGACGCTGGTAGAGGTCAGCGAGCCGCTCGGGTCGGCCTTCCACCCCTTCACGCCAGAGCCGTCGGTGCCGTATACCTTGTTCGCCCCAGGAGACGTCGCGTCGCTCACCAGCTTCAGGCCGCTGGCATCCGACGTGATCGACATCTGCTGGATCGTGTCGCCGCTGATCTGCTGGCCGCTGATCGACAAGTTGATCGTCGCGGTGTCGGCAACCGTCGCGGCGTCGTGAAGCTGCGCGTGCGCATGGTTGCCGGCGGCGGCCTGCTGCGCTCCGGTGCCGAGCGTTCGCAGGCTGGCCGTCCCCGCGACCGCATCCTTGTTGCCGGCCGCAATCTCTGCGTCGGTGATGCCCGAGATTCGGGCCAACGGGACCGTGCCCGATGCCAGATCGCTCGCACTGCCCGATGCCGCAATCGCTGCCAGGCCAAGCGTAGTCCGCTGCGCCGAAGAGTCGGCGTCGTCGAGCAGCGCCCGGCCTGCCGCGGTGATGTCGCCGCCCAACTTCGCCGTGTCGATCGAGTCGTTCGGGACGCTCGCCTTCACCTGGCCGGCAGTCGCAACATCCCATGTGATCGTCGCCGTGTTGGTAACCAAGCGTTCGGCGCTCAGCCCGCCGCTCAAGGCACCGACCAGATACTCCGCCCCGGACGGCGCCCCGCCACCGCCGCCGGTCTCGAACCTGTAGTCGAGCGACGCCCACGCCGTCGTGCCATCCCCGACCTTGATGCGCCCAGTATCGGTCTCATACCCAAGATCGCCACGCCCGAGGATCGGGTTGACGCTCGTCCATTCGGCCGCGGTCCCGGTCCGCCCACGCAAGGTCAACCGATGTTCGACGCTAACCATGGGCCACCTTCGCCCGCAGTGCGCGCAGCCCAGAGTTGCGCCGCTTCCACACCAGTTCCGGCGAGACGCCAAGCGTGCGCGCGACATCCACCATACGGTTGCCGTCGAGCATCCCGCCGATCACCTGCGCCGTGCGCGGGTTCAGGAACGCAAGCTGCCGGCGCAACCACTCCATCTCGTCGGCGTCCGCGACCTCGCCGAACACGTCGTCGCGCGACGGCACCGGCTCGTCCTCCAGCAACGGCAGCGGCACCGCTCGGCGAGTCCACCGGCCGCGCTCCTGCCGAACCAGATCGACCATCGCCCCGCGCACGCGCAGGTAGGCCGGCGTAGAGAACGACAGGCCGCGGGCCGCGTCGAACCGCTGCGCGGCTTCCCACAGCGCCAACAGCCCGACCTGCACGAGATCGCCGAACTCCAGCCCGTAGCCTTGCAGCTCTTGCGAGTAGGCCCGCCGTGCGATCGACGGCACGAACTTGGCGTTGTCGGCGAACAGCTCGGCGGGCGTCATGGCTCCCGCGCCTCCACGCGCGCATTCGCCAAGGCACTCGCAAGGTCGCGCAGGTGCCGCCACCACACGAGCGTCCACCCGTCGCCGGCAGGCCACGCCACCGCGTCGCCGAGCACCGGGACGAACTCGCCCTGCGGCACCGCCGTCCCCACCGGCTGGCTCTGCCACGCAGCGCACCACCCCGGCTGCGACGGATACCACAGGACCACCGCCTCGGCCGCCACCAGCAGGTAGCCCGCTCCGCTCTGCTCGAAGCCGAGCACCGTCAGGTTGGTCGCCAGCCCGCCGAAGTGCGACACCGGATCGGCCGGCAACTGCGGCACCGGACGCACGACCCGCGCGATCGTCGACAGGTCGATCGACACCGACTGACCGCTGGCGACGCTGCATTGCACGTCGACGAACCCGTCGCCGCGCACGTAGCGCACGTCGGTCGCACGGTCCCACCCGCACCGATGCGGCGGTGCCTGTGACACGGCCACACGCTTCCACCCGCGCCAGTCGCTGCCACCACCGTTGGTGACTGTGACGACCTGCGCCGGCAGCATCACGCATGCCAGCAGTAGCGCGAGGCACCGCATCGGATCAGTCCAGCGTCGCGGTCAGGGCACCGATCGCGAACTGCGGTGTGATGCCGGTCGACACCGACAACGAGCACGTCCCGCGCAGCAGCAGAACACCTGCGCCGCTCGACGCCGTGCCGATACCGAAGTGCGTGATCGTCGACGTGCCGCCCGTGCAGGCCGGGAACGTCACCGCCGCCACGTTCGACATCGAGTTGCCCGATCGCGTCCAGCCCGAGCCCGACCGCGCTACCGCGACACGCGCGTAGCTCGTGTAGGCCGATTCGCTCGTGGTCTGGCTTCCCGTTTCGCCAGGGTCAGCAGTGTGCAGCGACACGTAGAGCGAACCCGCCGTTGCACTTTTCTGGAGCCCCGCCGCATCGCCGACGTTGGCGAAGTCAGTGTTGAGGAACAGAAGATCGAGAATCCCGTTTTCCAGGTCGTTCGTTGCAGCAGTCATGCGCTTGTCTCCACGTCGAAGGTTGCAACATCGACGAATGAACTCTCCCCAGGCAGGCGCACGCTGAACGTCAGCACGGCCACATCACCGGGATCGGTGTCGGATACCCAACTCGCCGCGACGCGACTCAGCATCATGTCGCGCGGCACAGGAACGCCGAGTTCGCCAGGTGCCACGCTCTCGCCGTTGACGAACAGTTCCAGCGAGGTCTGACCCGCGCTCGCGCTCGATCCCGTAGCAACGATCTGCAATGGCCGATCCTGGTAGATCAGCGCATCGCGCCGGTCGCCTCGGACGGCACGGTCGCGGTTCACTCCTGCGTTGGCGCGAGAGGGCATCAGCCAGCCCCCGCCGTCAGGGCACTCGGCGTGTCAGTCGGCGATTGCGCGAGGTTCTTCGTCGTCTTGCTCGCCTGCTCCAGCGCGGCGCTCTGCTGCAATGCCGCCTGCTGCTCCGCTGCCGCCTGGTTGAGCTGGTCGACCTCTTCCTTTGAACGCAGCATCTTGGCGGGAACGCCGGACAGATCCGCGTGCTCGCGGACGATCTCGGCCGTTTTGACAACGTGCAGGACGCTCGGATCTAGCTGCCCGATCATCGCGGTGAAACTAGACCACTGCTCGAGCTGAGCGACCTTCGTCGACTTCGCCGCCTCCGCAAGCACGCTGCGGAACTCGGGGTCGATCTGCGCGCCGCTGGTGAGCAGCGCATGCGGGATCGGCTGCGGCAACATGCCGCGCATCTGCATGTAGGAGAACAGGATGTCGGCCAGCGGGCGCAACATCTCGTTGAACAGCCGCGCGGTCTGTGGGCCGAGGATGGCATTCTTCTCGGCCTTTCGCTGGTAGATCTCGGCCGCCGTCGTGTTCGCGCGGTCGATGCTCGCGAACATCAGCCATGCGTCGATGTTCCAAATGCGGCGGATCTGCTTGCGGAAGTCGTCGATCGACTCCCGAAGGTGCTGGAGGTTCGTGCGGTTCTCTGCCAACGGCCTCGCGTGGTTCGGGTCGGCCATGTTCGCGAACAGGTGGCCGCCGGGGCGGAACTCGCCCTCCTGGCCGCGCATGTTCTCGGGAAGCAACTGCGGAGGAGCGGTTTGCCAGTCGACATTCTGGCCGAAACGGTGCTGCATGTGTTGCAGCGACTTGACGTGCGACACACACATCGCACCCGGCCCGTAGCCGTAAAGACCGTTACCGATCAACGCATAGCGAGGCGCGAGCACCGGAAACACGCGGTATCCAGACTCGCTCAGAACGCCGTCATCCTTACGGCTATCGGCCTCCCAGTAGACCGAGCGCCACGGCATGTCGAGCTTCGACTGCGGCACGTCGAGAGGAGCGTGCTGCCCTTCCTCGCGCGGCTCAATCGCGTGGTAGATCTTTACCGGCTTGTCCCACGACTTCGGACCCTGCTTCCACAGCTTGAGCGTGTCCTGCGAAAGGTTCTGCTCGCCAAACCTCTGCTTGCACTGGCGCACCGTCAGCGTCAACTCGCGATACAGCGTGTCGATCTGCTTGCGATGATTCGCGGCCAACGCGTATTCGCCCGCCTGGACGTGATGATGCCACAGCGTGTAAAGATCGTCCTCGTCGACGATCTGCGCCCCAGCCCCGAACAGCAGCGCATCCTGGGTGAGCAGCCGCTGAGTATCGTATGTGTTCGATTGCTCGAACAGCCGCAGCATCCGGTCGGCGAGCTTGTTCAGCCACTCCTTGACCTCGGCGTCCTCGGCAAGGTCAGGGTCTCTCTCAAGCAGCCCCAGCCAGTCGCCGCCGGGCGGTGCCATGTAGTTGATGTGGCCGGCAACGGCGACCTCGGCGCAATACGTCGCCTCGGTGTCGAGCACGTAGCGCCACCGGCCATCGACGCGCGACTCATCACGCGCGAACAGGTTGGCGGCGTGTGGAGCGATGAAGTCGACGACATCCTGGCACCGAATGAGGAAGGCGCGACGCTCCTGCGCCTCCCACAGCACCTTCTGCCTGCACTCCATCTGCTCGCGCAGGCCATGATTGTCGCGGCGCTCCTCCATCAGCCGCCCAGCCTCGACGTGCGCGCGAGCCGCAGACGGTCACGTTCGGCGATGCCGCCAGTCAGGTCCGTGCCCGCCGGGTTCGCGTCCTGCACGTCCGCCGTCGGCGTGGGCCGGTTCTCGCGCGCTGCCGCCTGCTCGGCCTTCTGGCGCTCCAGCAGGGACAGGCGCGTCGCTTCCTTCTGCGCGGCTTCCTGCTTGCGGCGGGCGTAGCGTTGCAGCGTGTTCGCGCGTTCGCCCTGCACAACGCTGTATGACGCTCCGCCGACAGCGGCGGCGGCCCCAGCAACAAGCGCGATCGTCGTTAGAGCAGCCATCAGAATCCCCCCAGCGCCTTGATGTGCGCCCTCTCCATGCACTCGTAACCGTGGCGTTCGTAGAGCGTCCCTGCCGGCGTCGTGCCGTCATGCACCAGATCCGACAGGATGCACGCCTCCGCGCCGCAGTCGGCTGCCCAGGACTCAAACGCATCGAGCAGCAGCGTCCCGCGACCGCGCGCCTCCTCGCTCACCCACCAGCCGAGTTCGCAGGCAACCGGCGACGTGGAGACCCAAGTCTGCGTCAGGGTCGCGACAAGGGCACCGACGATGCCGTCCTCACACTCCAGAACGAACACCACCCCGGTGTCGAGCAGAGCAACGAGCCCTGCACGCACATGCGCATCGTCGGTGCGAAGGACTCGCGCAAACGGCGTCACCGCCACGAATCGCCGGGCCAGCCGCAGGATCGCATCAACGTCCTGTAGGTTCGCCCGACGCACGGTTTGCGTCGACAGTTGCACCACTGGACGCTAGGCACGGTGCGGCGTGCTAATGTAGCCGCACGGCGCTATGGTCACGGCATGGCAACCGACAACTAGCGCCGCAGCCCGCGCTCGAACGCTTCCATGTGGTTGTATGCCAGCCCGCTCCTGCGCTCCGGCGACGGCAGCACCGCCTTGAACACGGGAAAGGCGAAGGTCAGCATGAGCGCATCTGCCCGGTTCGGACTCGGCAGCCCGCGCGCCTTCATGTCGTCCTTCGACTCTAGCTGGATCTTGCCATCCATGCGCGGCACAACCTCGGGCGACAGCAGGTCCGTGCGAAGCACCTGATCCTCAGGGATCGCGCCGCCGCTCTTGAGCCACTTCTTGCCCTCGTTCCACATCTCGGCCCGCTTGTTCAGGCAGCCGGGGTCGGTTGACTTGCCGCTGAACCACACGAGCTGCCAGTTGCGGCCCATCGTCGTTCCAACCGAGACGATGCCCGTGCCGTAGCCGGCGTCGACGAACACGACGTCGGCCTGGTGCTCGTCCGCCAGTCGCGCAAGGACGCCGGCCACATGCACGTCGTTGTCGTTCTTCGGCATGGTCAGGAGGATGGAGAACGCCAGCCCCTGACGCTTGGCAATCACCAGCTCGTCGCCGCCGCCCCACGCGGGATCGCACGACAGCACCACCGGAGCGAAGCTGTATTGATCCTTGCGCAGATGCCGCCCGTAAGCCGCGTCCACGTCCGCTTCGCCGATGAACTGGCGCTCGGACATCGAGGGGAAGATGCCGCGGACGCGCACCTTCACGAAGTCGCTGTCGATGCCGTAGTCGTCGATCCACTTCTGGATCTGCTGCTTATTCGTGCCCTCGACCTCGCGCGAGTCGATCTGCCACGTCTTCCAGCGGTGCCGATTGCGGCGGAAGCACTCGCGGAACCGCCCCGTGTTGCGCGTCGGGTTGCCGAACACAATCCAGATGATCTCGGTGCCCTCGTCGGTCAGCGCGCCCTCGGCGACCTCCCAGATCTTGTCGTCGATGCTCGAGCCCTCGTCGAACACGAGCACAATGCGCTTGCCCTTGTTGTGCAGGCCGGCGAACGCTTCGGTGTTGCCCACGGACCACGGCACGGCGTCCGTTTTCCAGTTCGTCTCGTGCTCCGGATCGTTGGCTCGGACTGACGTTGCCTCGACGCGGAAGTAGTCGGCGCTGATCGCAGACCGGAACCACTTGCCGACCTCGGGCCAGGTCTTGGTGCGCAGTTGGTTCTCGGTGTTGCTGGTCACCACGCCGCGGCAGTCCGGGCAGGTGTCCATGGCCCACTTGAGGATCATGGAGATGAGGCCGGACTTGCCGATGCCGTGCCCCGATGCAACGGCGATCTGTAGCGGCTGGAACCGCGTCGCCGGGTCGCTCAGGTGCCCCCCGATGGCCGCAAGCACCTCGCGCTGCCACGCTCGAGGCCCGTCGCTGTCGGCCAGCTCGCCCTCGCCCCACGGGTAGCAGTAGAGCGCGTGGCCTAGCGGATCATGCACGAACCGCTGAATGTCGTCGTCGAGGTCGTCCCTAGCTGGGCTTGGTCCGCTCACGCGCCCTCTTGATGCGTTCGGCCAGTCCCATGTCGATTGACCCGCTGTGCTCGAGCGCGGTCTTGGCCCCATACTTTTTCGGGTTCCAGCAGGCGAGCAGCTTTAGGCGCGTCTCGATACGCAGCTTGCGGTGGCCGAGCATGTCCTCGCGCCGCACTGTCGTCCCGCCCTTCTCGCTGTCGTCGACCGTCACAACCTCGCCGATCTGCGGCGTGTCCGCGATATCGAAGCACTCGTCGGCGATCACGTCGTAGCCGATGTCTCTCGCACGCGCGACCCTACCGGCAAAGTCCGCATCCTTCTGTATCCAATCGCTTACCGTCTGCTGCGCTGGGTTGCCTTCCAGCCGATGCCACTGCGCAGCCGGTCGTCCCGACGCGATCCAGTCGCAGTAGTCGGCGGCCTTGTCGGCCGGCACGGGCTCAGGGGGTCGTCCGACCGGCATCTGGCTTCTCCTCGTAGTGGTCCACCGGCACGTTGCGCCGCCACCGATAGATCCAGGATCTCACGGTGCAGTATTTTACGCCGAGCTGTCTTGCGATCTCGACCGGATACACGGCGTGCTCATCGTATAGGTTCCGCACCGCAAGCACGATCGCCTCGGAGTGCTTCGCGCGCTGGTGCCGCTCGCCCACCCGCTGCCCGGTGCTGTTGTATGCGATTCGCACTACGGTCCTGCACTATACTGCATGGAAGGTAGCCGTTGCAACCGGGTGTTGTGTTGCTCGGGGACATGGAACCTTTCCCGATTGTGCAGTTTGCCGCCTTTTCTGTCCCCGCCGCGCCCAAGGGGAAGGATGGCGACAACGCGAGCGAGGCCGGGCGCGAGCGCATCTGCCTTCCGGCTCTTGGCTTGAGTGAGTGAGGGAGTGAATTCATTCCCTCTTTCATTCAGATTCGACCTACCGCCCCAGCCTGACGATCTCGACGCCGGCCAGTTCAAGCGCCGGCACCAGGAACCGCTCGAAGGCGACGCTATCCAGCACCAGGACGGTCAGCTCCTGCATCGCCTCGGGCGTCGAGGCATCCACGCGGAACGCGCCGGCTCGGCCCTGCTGCCCGTAGGCGAGGGACTGGAATAGCCGGGTCACGATGACGCCATCCATGCTCGGGCCGTCGCTCACGGCTTCGGCTCCTTGTGCTTCGCCAGCAGCGCCGCAACGCGCTTGTGCCACTCGTCGACATGTCCAGACGGTTGCGCCCAGCCATCGAGCAGCGTCACCGCCTCGCGCAGATCGGCCCGCAGCCGCTCGATCTCGTCGAGGAGAGCGGGCAGGGCGTTCCTGGCAGCGACAGCCACCGCGCAGTTGTCCGCTTGATAAAAAGCACCGCCAAGGTCGCCTCCGTAGGTGAGGTAGTCGTCCCCATCACGGACTGAGATGTCCTCGTGGCGTTGCTCCCATGGCCTCGGCGTCGCCGCAGCCTCCAGCGCCCGCAGCCGCGCGATCTCTTCGGGGGTGATGGTCACGACAGCGCCTCCCTGCCCGTTTCGAGCGCCTTGCGGAACCGTTCCTCGCTCTGTTTGGCCTGCGACGACGAGTTCCAGCCAGCGGATTCACGCTGCACGTCTGACAGCAGCAGCGAGCCGGCCAGCAGCATCTCGGCGCAGGCTCGCCGAAGATCGCGCGCGATGTCCATCTCAAGGCGATGGGGATTCGTGGACTGGGACACCGCATGAAGCGGAACGTGGATCTGATCTTCTGGATTGGTCATGGTTTCTCTTTCGCCTCTGCGACCGCGACGACCAGTTGCGCCAACGCCTCGGGGATGGTCGCGCCGCGCCCGGTTGGAATAGCCTCGCCGTCACTGGATTCCCAGACACATGCAGTCCATCCGCCCGTCGCGCAACGCTGCTCCAACATGATCTCGGTATCGCCAGCGATCTTGGTGCGCAGCCACGCCAACATCTCGGGCACGCGGGCGTAGTCGGTGGACAGCTTCGGCGGCCAGTTGTGCCACGTGTCGCGCTCGGAAGACTCGCCGGGGCGAATCCAGAACCCTCGATCGTTCCTAGTCCATCCGATCGCCAGCGCCGCCTTCTCGTCGAGTTCGCGGCTCACTTGCCACCTCCTTGTGCCTTGCGGAAGGCCGCGAGGGCCGTGCGCACCTGTTGCTCCATCGCCTTGTCCTCGGGAGACTGCGTATATGGCTCGTGGTCCGCGTCGACCTTCGCAATCACGGCTTCCACCGCCCGCGCCAGATCATCGGCCGCGCGCCCTTCACCGAGCCCGGCCCTCGCTCCGTCGATGTATGCCTGCGCGCAGCGGCTGGCGATGAGGGCGCGCAAAGACTGCTTCGCTCGCGGAGACAGGTGCTCTATGTCCTCGATCGCTACCTCGATCTCGGCGTCGGTCACGGGCGCGGCTGCCGGTGCGGGGCTCTCGGGCTCGGCGAGCATCCGC